CATCGCTGACATCCTTCATGACTTCCATAAGAATCATGGAGCTGTGTTCAACAATAGAAGTCTGAGGCTCACCTTAAAAAAGGTGAACTCCAGGCTTTCCACGGAAGGAATGAGTTTTCTAACGAAAACTCTGCCCCGTCTCGGAAAGGCCTTTGATAAGGCCTTATCTGACCATACACCATTAAACGCTACTAGTCTGAGATTTAAAGCTCAGCCTAATAGTAATTTGCCCATATTTATGGGTGAATTCTTTAATCGTGTACTCAGCCCCGATGGGACTCTCCTTCCGGATCCTGATTCGACTTCGGTCGAAGTGCTTCGGGATATCTTATATTTGTTTTACAAATATGAGCTCCCCTACACTGATGAACAAGAACAAGAAGTCATTGCTCGGTTTGAGAAAACCGAGTCTGACTTATCATCCGTCGAACAACAGTTGGAAGTTCTCCGACTTAGTGTCGATGATCCTATGTTTGCTCACCAACGTCGTAGTAGAAATTCTACGACGAAGACGAGAATAGACATAGTACGCAATGCTCGCGATCTTCTAAAAGAAGTTTTCGAGCATTTTGACCCGAAAGACATTCAACCACGTCACGGCCCTGGAGCCGTTGCCACCCGGCAACAGCTTTGGGAGAAGTTTCGTTGGACGAATGTCTCGGCGAATATCACACGACTGTACCCGTTTGATGAGTATTTCTGCTCATCTATAGGTCATGTTTGTGATACATACTCACAGTTTGATACTGTGGGTGAAGAGGATCTTCCAGCACGAGTTATACTCGTGCCTAAAGATTCTCGCGGGCCTCGTCTAATATCTTGCGAACCTGTTGATTATCAATGGGTTCAGCAAGGTCTAGGACGGGCCATCGTTGATCATGTAGAACGACATTATCTTACAAAGTATAATGTCCACTACACAGACCAGGGTCCAAACCAGCGCGGCGCCCTACTTGGGTCGTCGACTGGGAGATACGCGACGCTTGACCTCAATGAGGCCAGTGATCGTGTATCCCTTAGTCTGGTTCGCCTGCTGTTCCCGGCTCACTTATGTGATTACCTGGAAGCGTGCAGGAGTTCGTCTACTATCCTGCCTGACGGAAGGATTCTAAAGCTCAGAAAGTTCGCACCAATGGGGTCAGCATTATGCTTTCCCATATTGGCGCTCACAGTCTGGGCCATCCTTACCGCGGCAGCTAGCGACCAGGATACTCGAGAGAGTATCCTTGTATACGGCGATGACGTCATTGTACCAACGGGCTTTGCCCGGGAAGCAATGGAACAGCTAGAGTCCTTTGGTTTAAAGATAAACCGGGACAAAAGCTGCATCAGCGGACTCTTTAGAGAGTCATGTGGCACCGATGCCTTCAAGGGCATCAAAGTCACACCAGTCCGTTTGCGGACTGTCTGGTCGTCACGCAGATCGGCAGATTCTTATGCTAGTTGGATCGCTTACGCGAATTCCTTCTATCACAAGAAATACTACACCACCTACGAGAGAATCGTAGGGGCATTGGAACATTTGTATGGTCCAATACCGAGCAAGGATCTGTTATTAAATACAGATCTTAGTCTAGTGAACGTATCATCTACAAATCGACTTCGTACCCGTACGAATCCGCGCTTGCAAAAGCGTGAATACCGTATTTGGGATATTAAGTCGAAGATCGTTCGTCATGAAATGGACGGATGGTCTATGCTTCTGAGATATTTCTCAGAGCGTGGAACATCTTGTCGCATTCCTAACGATCGGACCCTCGAGACTCCAGTTTTCGACTGGGGCCATGAGGGGTTCGATGTCTGTTC